GAAATCTTTAATCTGATCTGTTCCATATGAGACCAAAGAATTTACAAAAATTTCTCTTGATAGAGTGCTAACTTTTGTAAAAAAAACTTTTAATTTTTGTGCTGCAACAGACTTTATATCACAATTACTTTTTATAAATTCTTCTGTTGCAGTATAAATTTTATCCCGAAGTTCTTTTTCACTTTCTTCTAATTGAAATTCAAGAATTTCTTTATATTCTTTTAAGAAATTCTCTACCCATGGATATGGTTTACCACAATGAGGGCAGTAGCTGGGAACATAATTTTTTTTATAAAAAGTAATTCTTCTATCTCTCTCTCCAGTAATAAGATTGCTTAATACATATTTTTCTTTTGCAACTCCCCCTATAATCATAAAATTGCAATGAGGACAGCAATCAATTATTTCTGAACCACATTCTTGACAAAAATCAGTTGAACATTTTTGTTCAGGTTGTAATGTAGATATCTGTAAATGCCCTTTTTTACAAATAGCAGACTTTAAATTATAGGTTCTACCATCTTCAGTAATATACATAATAAAAACCCCCTCAAATAAAAAATAATTAATCTTTAAGTAGTATGGTTCATAAGCAACTTTCCCCAAAGTTCACAAAACTTATGGACTCTACTACTGAAAGATTAAGAATAAGCAACAAGAAAGTTTATCTTGTTGCCTATATTACTAATATTTTAATTATAAATATCAGTTAATTCTTTTATTTTAAGAGATTCATATTTTTTAGAACCCATAATATAAGATTTTATATCTGTCAATTCTGATTTACTGTATTGAATAATTGGAGAATAAAAAGATATATCAGAAACTTGGTTATCTTTTACATATAAATAAAGAATACCAATCATTTGTCTATTATCATTGACAATGTAGTACATACAATTATCTTTATGTTCTCCATCATCCATTTTAGTTGGAGTTCCTAGTCTAGCTATAATATCTTTTATGGGAGTTCCAACTGTTATCGGAGCTATCATAGAAAGTTTATTTATACCTAGATGACCTATCATATTTTCATTAAAAGTAAGTTTAGTAAATTCTAAATTAGAATACATAGGTTTTATATCAAAATCTGAATCTTCTTTTAGTTTTGATGCTAAGTAGTATAAGGAAGTGTCACTACTAGCTTTTTCATGATATTCAACAAATGGAAAAGTGAAGTTTATAAAAAAGTTTTCATATTTAGGATTATCTTCCATAATTTGTGTTGCTACTTTTTTAAGATAATCAACAGAAGGCATTTCGCCATTAACGAAATCAAGTGGGACTTTTCCTTGTAATTTTACAGATGTTTCGTCAGTTGGTGTAAAAGTATACTCAATATTTTTTTGTTTTTGAGTTTCTTCTTTTTCGCTACTACAAGAAACTAATAAAAATAAAAGTGTAAAAAATATAAAGATTTTTTTCATGATAAACCCCCTCAAATAAAAAATAATTAATCTTTAAGTAGTATGGTTCATAAGCAACTTTCCCCAAAGTTCACAAAAACTTATGGACTGTACTACTGAAAGATTAAACTATTCTTGGGTTTGGTTTTCATCTGGAATATACTCAATTATATCTTTGATTTGACATTTGAAAAAATCACATAATTTTACAACGATTTCAAAACTAACTGTTTCTAGTCGTTGTCCATTATAAATTTTTCTTAGGGTCTCTCTACTAATATCAACTTTTCTGGAAAGCTCAGCAACACTTTTTATTTTGTTGTCTAGCATAGTATGACCCAGATTAGACTTTAACATATTATATTCCTCCTTTTTTAAGAGTTTAATTGTTGCTATGCTTAGTATAGCATATAAATAAAATTATTGAAATTATTTTTTGCATATTATAATTTGCAAAAAGTTCTTGACAATGTGTTTTATAATATGTTATAACAATGCTATAAAATGTAATAAACAAATTATAATAAATTATTTACATTTTATAATATGTTATAAAAAATTTAAAAATTATTTTAGGAGGAGAAAAAATACGGAGAATAAGAAAATAGTTAAATTTATTGAAGCATTAAAGGAAAAAGGCTATATAAATACAAATTCTAATACTAGTATTGAAAAGACTATAAAAAAAATCAGTTGTTTAGAAGAAAAATTAACTGATGAAGAATTTGAAGAACTTCAAAAATTATTTTTTATAGTAATTGAAAATATAAAAGATGAATACTTTGAATTGGGAATGATAGCTGGAAAAGTAATGCAAGATGAATAAGAGCAAAAGAAAAAAAGGACAACCTGCCAGAAGCCCTTTTTACTAAATAGTGAATGAGAAAGTACTTAACTTTAACAAACACCTATTTGATTTATGCTTAATTATAACATGTTTTCTTATATTTTACAAGTTTTTTTCTCTCAAAAAGGAGGAAAAATTTATGAATTTAAAAGAATTGAATGATCTAATTGAAAGATTTGGAGATGTCCAACTTTTAGAAATCAAGGAAGAGCTACAAAAAATGGGATATGCTTGTAAGATTGCTGGTGATAAGAATGATTAGAACAATCTATATTATCACAAATGAAGATAAAATAATTCTTTCAGCTTTCACTACTTTGGAAGCTGCAAAAAATGAAATTGAAGTGAATTATTCAGAGTTCCCAGAAAATTTCAATATTGAACCTTGTGCATTAAATATTGATGCTAGATTTATTAATGAAATTAAGAAAGAAATGGGGGTTGAAAATGGAAAATAATTTATATTTCAAAGATGAAACTTCTAAATACATATTTTTCTTAGTTGAGCTAGGAGGAAAACCTCAACTTGATTTTCTAGGAGTAGATTTTAGTCATTATAACAATAAAGAAAAGGCTAAAAATTGGTATAACAAAATTAAAAATATCATTGAAAAATCAGAACATTCAAAAATAGATGAAGCCATTGCTTCATTGGAAAAACTATATAAAGGAATGGCAAAATAAGGAGACCAACTATGAAAAGCAAAGAATATATAGAAAATAAAATAAATGAATTAGAAAAAATAAGAGATGAGTCATTAAAAGAATATCAGGAAAAATTTGAAAAAGGTATAGAAGATGAAACTTTATGGCAACATATTAGCACTAAAAAAGTTGAAATCCATACTTTGAAAGATATTTTAAAAGACTAGGAGGTTCATAATGTTAAATAAAAAAATTAGAGAAAAAATATTAAAAATAATGGAATTAGGACTTGAAGTTAATAGCAAAAAGAAAAATACAGTGTTTATTCGTTTTTCAGGACATTGTGAACTTTTTGAAGTGAGCATACATAGTAAAGGTTGGAAAAATGGAGTAGGAGCAGATTTTTTTAAAGATATGTTTCTTGCTAGATTATCACAAAGAGAAACTGAAGAAAAATTAAATGAAATTATTGAAGAACTTGAAAAATTAAAAGTAAATTAAGGAGCTGAATAAATGCAAGAAAGAACATTTAAACAGTTATTAATGAGTAGTAATTATTACACATTAAATAAGCAAATAGTAAAAGCATTAGGAATAGAACCAGCTTTCTTGCTAACAATTCTTATTGAAGCTAGTGATGGACTAGCTGATGATGAGGGTTGGTTCTATCAGACTATCGAAACCTTAGAAGAATTGACAGGGTTAAGTAGACATAAACAAAATAAAATAATTCAAGATTTAATAGAAACTAATATACTAATTCAAGAAAATAGAGGAACACCTTGCCGTAGATTTTTTAAAATCAGTTTTCAAGAAATTGAAAATCTAGTTTTTAAAAAAACGGAAACTAGTTTGTTAAAAATTGACAAACTGGATTGCAAAAAATTGACAAACTACTCTGTAAAAAGTTCACAAACTAGTTTGTTAAAAATTAGCAACAATAAAGAACATAATATAAATAACTTAAATAAAGAAATAAATCATAAAGAACATAAATCATATGAGCTTGAAGAAAAATTAAAAACTGTAAAACAATGGTTCATAGAAAATGAAATTAATTTTTCTAAGAAACATGAAGTTAAAGTTTTAGAGTTATTAGAGAATAACTCACTAGAATTTGTTTTAAATACATTCCAGGAGCAACTGGATATTTTAAAAAATAAATCTGATGTTAAAAGTGCAGCTGCTGTTTTCTCTAATCATCTTTTTAAAGGAACTTGTGAGGTAAACTTTCAAGAACTTGAAAAGAAAGAGACTGAACATCAAAAAATTAAAGAAGAAGAGAGAAAGGAGTGTGAAAAAAATGATAGTATTCTTAATGTTTTCTTTGAACTTTCCTTAAATGAACAGGAGGAAATTGAAAATACAATTCTAAAAAAACATAATATAAGTCATTTTTCTCAGGTAAAGCAGAAAAGTAAAACTATGTATTATAAACTAATTAGTTCTTTTATCTATGAAGAACTCAAATTAAAAGAATTGATTTAAAAAGGAGATTTATGGGAACAACAAAAATTAACATGCCATTTGCAAAATGGTGTGAAGTCCAAAAACAATTTGAAGAAGTCAATAAAATACTTCCTGATGAAGAAAAACTTGACTTTGAAAAATATAAATATTGCTCCAGTTATGGAAAGTTATTATGGCATTTATGTGCTATAAAAATTGGAGCATTTAGAAGTCTGAAAGACCCTGAATTTTATAACTGAAAGGAGCAATAATGCTAAGAGGAAAAATTTATAGCTGTACAGATAAAAAAACATATAGTGTTAGCTTCATTGATTACAGAAATAAAAAAATGATAGCTATTTCAAATGGTCAGAAAAAGGAATTTGATTTTAAAGAAGTTGAATGGCTTGAAGCAACTGGATATACTGCTGGAACTTCAATGATTTATAGGCAAGACTTTATTCTTGCAACTAAAGATGATGAAGTTTTATCAGGAATTGTTATAAAAAAATTTGGAGCTTGGCACTTATGTAACAAAAAAAGAGGACTTAGTAAGTCTTTAAGAACTCTTAAAGAATCTGGATACACATTTGTGAATTTAAAAAATTCTAAAACTTATTTTAAAAATAAGCTAGAAAAAAAATAAAAAATAGGAGGATTTTATGGGAATTATTTTAGTTAAAAATAATAAAGGTGGAGTTGGAAAAACTTATATAACTCTACAATTAGCAGCATATAAAGCATTGATAAAAAATAAAAAGACATTGATTCTTACCAGCGATTCCCAAAATGATATTTTAAAATTTGCAGGTATAAAAATTGAAGATACAAGCAAAGCTGGACTTGAAGATTTCATTGAAGGTAAAAGCTATAAAATTAAAAAATTGAGAGAAAATCTTTTCTTCTTACATTTACAAGGATATAAGATAAAAAATTCTTTTGATGAGGCTTTTAAGAGAGCTATAAAACTTTTAAAAGATGAGTATGATTATATTGTTATTGATGGTTCACCAGTAATGGGGTTAGATAATTTATTTATTGAAATATCTGACCATATAGTTATTCCAACTTTTCTTGATAGCATTACAACACATTCAGTATTGAGTATGTTAAAAAAAGTTGATTTAAATAAGGTTAAAGCTGTTGTTCCAAATAGGACTAGAAGAACAAAACTTGAAAAAGAATATTATGATTTTTTGAATAAAAAATTAGGAGTACAAGGAATCCATTTAAGTTTTCCTATCCCAGAAATTAGTCTTATTTCTAAATTAATTGATAAAGAAACATTGCTATGGGAAAGCAAAGCTAAAAAATTAGATTATATCAAAGGTATCTTTATAAATATCTGGAAGGAGATAGACAATGAATAAAAATTTAGATAATGATTTTAATATGGTTATATCTTCTAAATCAGAAATAAAAGAATTTGATTTCGCTAGTTACGAATTAAACGATGTTGAAATTGCTACTGTATCTGAACAAGAAAAAATATTTATGAATACATACAAAAAAATGAAAAATAATTTATTTGAAATGTGTTCGTCATTAGCATTAATTGAAAAAACTTTAAAACCTACCAATTCATTTATGGCTTGGTATAGTTCAAAAGGATTAACTAAAGATGCTGTTTCTGTCTATTTAAAAAGATGGAAATTTTATAAGGAATTTCCAGATTTTAAAGAAAAAATATTTTCTTATTCAGATCAAGCTATAAAAATTTTAACAAATAATGAAATTAAGTATGAAGAAGTTTTAAGTATTTTAGAGAATGACATATATAAAATTAAAGAAATTAGGAAACTATTAATTCCTGTCATTGAAGAGAATAAAAGAGAATTTCTTCCTGCTGGACAAAAGTTTTTTAATTTCAAAAAGGTAGAAAGAATGAAAAAAAGAACAATGAAATTAAATGATACTGATAAGCAGGAATATAAAAAAGAACTTACAGAGTATATAAAAAAATTACAACAACTAGTGGAGGAAATATGAATTATAAAGATAATTTGATTGAAAAAGCAGAAGCTACTATAAGAAATAATAAATCTTTAATAGAAGATGATGTTGCTGTTGCTATGTTAGGAATTGAAAGAATTACTGCAATCAAAAAAGAAGTGTTAGAACTTGAAATTTTTATTGAAGTTTTAAAAAAATTTGCAGAATAAAGAAGCTTTATCAATTTTACACTGCAAATAACTTGCTCGTGCTGATAAAGCCCTCAGACAGTTTTATTTTACAGTAAGTTATTTGTGGTGTCAAGAAAACAGGAGGACATGATGCTAGAAATAAGAAAAATTGGAGAAAATTTATGGCTTGTAAATGGAGAATACCTTACAAATGATTATAGCAAAGCTGTAGTTATTGCAAATAAAGGTAAAAAAATTAATGGTTTCTCTATAAATAAAAGTAAAAAAGCAAGTTTTTGGAAAAACTTAAAATATAAACTTAATTTTCCATTTCTTATACTGGAAAATTGGATGTGATTTTATGGACATATTAAAATAGCTTTGGCTACTCTTCTAGCAGAAAGGAGTATTAAAAATGAGAAAAGCTCAAAAGACTGTGAAAAGACAAATAAAGATAAATGAAAAGAAAGAAATTAAATTTATAGAAAAACCTACTGAAAGTGAGCTTGATGCTCTTAGTTTAAGGACTCTTTTACTTTCACTAGAAATTGTAATTGGTAATCATCAAAAGGTTTGGAAGAATGAAAAAGATGGTTATTTAAATACTTATTACAAGATATTACTAGGTAGATGTAAAAATCTAACATCTGATATTTATAACAAATGTTATGACGATGTTAAAGACCAAGACATAGAATATGAAGAAAATTTCTATACTAGAGAAGTTATGCAAGCTCATGTTAAAGATTGTGCAAACTCTATCTGGGAAAAGGCTCCAATGACTTTGGAAGATAAATTACAAAGGCTTCCAGCTGGATTTACAGATACAGTTCATTCTTGGAATAAGCTCATTAAAAATTTTAAATTAGATAGAGTTAAAAAATTAGTCAATGAACTTAATATCAAAGAAGAAGTTCAAGAACTAATAAAATCGTCTGAAAAATATTTAGATATGGTTGATAGAGAAATTATGAAAATTAAAACTGCTTAGGAGGATAAAATGAAAAAATTTAAAATGAAAGCTTGGTTAATGAAAGAAAAGAAAATGGTTGCTATTATTGGAATAGATTTCAACTACGAATATATAAGATATACAGAAGATGATAATTTATTTAATGAAAATTATAAAACAGCTGAATTTAAAAATATAGAGCTTTTACAATTTACAGGATTAAAAGACAATGGTGGTCAAGAGCTTTATGAAGCAGATGTAATTAAATTCAATGATGGTATAGATGATATTTATGGACTAATTTCTTATGATGATGAAGATGGTACTTATCGTGTTTCTTATGAAAATATTACAGAACACCTTTCAGAAAGAGAAGGAGACTTTGAAATTGTTGGCAACATTTTTGAAAATCCAAACTTACACGAACAACTAGGATACTAATGGTTTTATTAAAAAAACAGTTAAGGAGAGGAGCTGACTATAATAATGAAGATAATAAATGGAGATAGTTTAAAGGTTTTAAAAACATTAGATACAGAAAGCATAGATTGTATTATAACATCTCCTCCATATTGGCAACTTAGAGATTATAATATTTCTGGCCAGATAGGATTAGAAGAAAACATTGAAGAATATATTGAAAAATTAATGCTTATAATGGATGAATTATATAGAGTTCTAAAAAAGTCAGGAACATTTTTCCTTAACATAGGTGATACTTATTCAAATGTTAATTCTAAATTTTCTAAAAGAAGCAATAAAAAAAGAGGCAAAGAAAATATATTTAAGGTTATTCCAAGAAAAACAAATATTCAAAGAAAATCAAAGATGATGATTCCTGAAAGGTTATGTATTAAGATGATTGACCAAGGATGGATTTTAAGAAATGAAATTATTTGGCATAAGCCAAATGTTCTCCCTGAGTCTTTGAACGATAGATTCACAAATGATTTTGAAAAAATATTTTTCTTTACAAAAAATCAAAAATACTATTTCAAGAAGCAGTATGAACCATATTCTGAAAAAACTTTAAATGGTTTCAAAGATGGAGTTATGCCTACAGGAAAGAAAAAAATGTTAGAAGCTGGAGAAAGTAAAACTGCTATGAAGAGAATAGATAAACCTTGGAAAGCTATTTACAATGAGAATGGAAGAAATATGAGGACAGTTTGGAGCATCGCAACAAAAGGAATAAAAGAAAGACACTATGCTAGTTTTCCAGAGGAATTAGTAAAAAGGTGTCTTTTAGCTGGATGTCCTATTGATGGTATAGTATTGGATCCATTTCTTGGTTCAGGAACTACATTAAAAGTTGCAAAAAGTTTAAATCTAAATGGAGTTGGAGTAGAACTTAAAAAGGAATACATTGAAATAGCTGTTTCTAGGATTGGAGAAGGTCTATTTAATAAGATAGAGGTTGATTATGAAAGTTTTAATGTCAATAAAGCCTAAATTTGTAGAACAAATATTTGCTGGAACTAAAACTTTTGAACTTAGAAAAAAGCTTTTTAAAAAGACTGTAGACACTATTATTATATATTCAAGTTTTCCTGAAAAAAAGGTTGTTGGAGAAATTATTATAGATAGAATAATTTCTTCAGCTCCTAAACCTTTATGGGAATCTCTTAAAAATAATTTAGGTATTTCAGAAAAAGAATATTTTGAATACTATAAAAATTCAAAAGTTGCTTATGCTATAAAAATAAAAAAAGTTATTAAATATAAAAAAGAACTAGAATTAAAAGATTTTGGAATAGAAAAAGCTCCACAATCTTATCAGTATATTAATTGAAAGGAGCAAACTATGGAAACTAATAAACCAGTAAAAAACGAAGAAATAAATATAATAAAAAGAGCAGTAGTAGAGCAAATTGAAGACCTTTATAATAAATTAATTTTAAAGAAAAAGGCTTCATAAATGGAAAAAGTTGCCATTTATATTAGAGTATCAAAAAAAGAACAAACTAGAGACAAAGGGAGTGATAGCTCCCTTAATCTTCAATTAAAAAAATGTTTAGACTACTGCAAAGAAAAAGGTTATGAAGTCTTAAAAGTTTACCAAGATATTGAAAGTGGAAGAATAGATGATAGAAAAGAGTTTAATGAACTTTTTGGAGCTATTAGTAAGAAAATATATACTAAAATAGTTTTCTGGGAAATTTCAAGAATAGCAAGAAAAATTTCAACAGGAATGAAGTTTTTTGAAGAGTTAGAATTATATAAAATTACTTTTGATAGTATCTCACAGCCATATTTAAAAGATTTTATGACACTTTCTATATTCTTAGCTTGGGGTACTGAAGATTTAAAGCAGATGTCTTTAAGAATAAAAAGTAATTTGGAAGAAAAAACAAAAGCAGGATATTTTGTTCATGGTAGACCTGCAACTGGCTACATTAGAGGAGAAAATAAAATGATTATTCCTGATCCTGAAAAGGCTCCTTATATACTTAGTATTTTTGAAACATATGCTAGAAATTTCAATTTAACTGAAACTGCTAGAATATTTAATAAAACAAGAATGGATATAGTTGATATTATTGATAATAAAATTTATATTGGTTATGTCCCTTTAAGAAAATATGTAAAAGAACTAAATCAAAAAAATAGAACTCAAGTAAGTAAAAAAGACATAAAGTGGTATAAAGGACTTCATGAACCAATTGTTCCCTTAGAATTATTTGAATTTTGTCAGTCTATTAGAGAAAAAAATATAAAATCAAGAGTTGTTTATGGAGATTATAAACCTTATTTACTGTTTTCATCTATGATTTATTGTGAATGTGGAGATAAGATGTATCAGCAAAAGAGAAATAGGAGTTACAAAGACAATACTAAATATGCTTATTACTCTTATTCATGTAAAAATAGAAAGCATAAAAAATCCTTCTCTGCTAAAATTATGGATAAAACTATTAAAGAAATGATTTTAAATTCAAAAGAATTAGAAGATTTGAATAATTATAATTCTAATGATATTGATAAAAATGAAAAAAAATTATTAAAACTTGAAAATGATTTAAAAGTATTAGAAAATGAGAGAGAAAGAATAATAAATCTATTTCAAAAGAGTTATATCAGCGAAGATGAACTTGAAAATAGATTTAAAGATCTTAATGCTAGAATTAAAATTGCAAAAGAAAAAAAACTTGAATTTGAAAAGAATTTAAATATTCCAAAGAATAATGATATAAAACTTTTAGAAAAGTTGAAATTTATTATTGAAAACTATGATGAAGAAGATGTTATAGAAACAAGAAAAATTTTAAAAATGTTAATAAAAGAAATTAGAGTAATATCCTTTTATCCATTGAAAATTTCAATTTTATTCTATTAAAAAGCAACTCTATATAAGTTGCTTTTTTTTATTACTGTGTTATACTCTAAAAAAAGAGGTGATGTAAATGGAAGATAAAATTCAAAAATTAGCTGATATTATAAAAAATTCTAAATATCTTGTTTTCTTCACAGGAGCAGGAGTTTCAACAGATAGTGGATTAAAAAGTTTTAGGGGAAAAGATGGGTTATATAGTACTTTATATAAGGGAAAATACAGACCAGAAGAAGTATTAAGTTCAGACTTCTTTTATTCTCATAGAAATATTTTTATGGAGTATGTTGAAAATGAATTAAATATTAATGGAATAAAACCTAACAAGGGACATTTAGCTTTGGCTGAATTAGAAAGAATAGGAATTATAAAAGCTGTCATTACTCAAAATATAGATGATTTACATCAAATGGCAGGAAATAAAAATGTTTTAGAATTACATGGAAGTCTAAAAAGGTGGTATTGTTTAGATTGTGGAAAAACAGCAGATAATAATTTTTCTTGTGGATGTGGGGGTATAGTTAGACCTGATGTTACTCTATATGGTGAAAATTTAAATCAAGCTGTGGTTAATGAAGCTATTTATCAATTAGAACAAGCAGACACTTTAATCGTTGCAGGAACAAGTTTAACAGTGTATCCTGCTGCTTATTATTTAAGATATTTTAAAGGTAAAAATTTAGTGATAATCAATAATGAAAATACTCAATATGACAGTGAGGCATCATTAGTTTTAAATACTAACTTTGCTGATACTATGGATAAAGTCATAAATATTATTAAAATGGGAGCTTAGGCTCTCTTTTTATTTTGGTAGTTTATTGAAGTAATTTCAGTTGAAGTTCCTGCTCCTCCAAAAAAAACTAAATATTTTGTATTTTTTAATATATTAACTA